CAAAGCCATATAGGCTTGCTGGTTCACTCACGAGAGCGATACCCATGCAGGTCAGAATGGATGAGACAGCTGCGATCATAAAGCAGATCGAGAGCATGTCACTAACATGGATGAGCTTGGTTTTACGCTTGAAGTTCCGGCGAATCTTCTGATGCTCGACATATCTGATGCGATGATCGTCCATCAGCTTGCCTCCGATTGAGGCTCACGAGTGTAGGCATCATGTTCTTCTTGGAAGTGATCAGCGATTTCATCAAATGACTTAACTTTGTCATTCATTTCAATCCCTATATCACACATTAAAGAGCCAAGAGACGACTTGAGCTGATCGTATACATAATATGGGCCTTGCCCTGAATTATCACTCGAGATCATCATCTCATCAGGTGTAGCGATGCCCAAGACGACAGCAGCAACACCAAGACAGCAGAAGCCTTCTTGATTGTGGAGTGTCCCTTGGGTCTGCTTGTAGTCACCAGACTTGAGCGCTGTGATGACTGTGATGATTGGATCGGACAGGTCAGTTGTAGAAACGTTAGACATGAGATGTCTCCTGTTTGCTGAGATAAATTGGTGTGGTGTGGGATGGTGTGGTGTGACTGACAAGCCGTCAATACACAGAGGCAGCTACAACATGGGCGAGGGATATCAACGTGATTGACACCCCAAGGAAACCGATGACGAGAAACATCATGGGTCTATCCTTTCAGGATGTGTGTTTCAGAACGGAAGCGACTCTTCCAATGGATCATCGGAATAGTCGATTTGGTCTTCGACATCATCATCTTCGATAATGTCAGTTGTGATTTCAGGCTTGTGCCAAGAATCACGCTCTCCGAATAGAGTTGCCATGGTGGCTTCTGTAATGTGAGTAAGGTTCACCGTTTGTTCCAATCGAGTAACTGTGTGATTGAGCATTATGCCAATCATCCAGCTACCGCGGAGCGGTATAAGCTAAGGTAAGCTGAACTAAGGAATAGTGAATGGGAGTGAAATGGAGTGGAATGCCAGTGTTTAGGTATGCACTGGTGAGTGAACAGTAGTGTTACTCGGTGGGAGTGCAGTGTTGTGTGGACTGACTGGGCTATAGTGGTGTGGTGCAGTAGCCTATCATAGTTAGTGTTAAGGGTGTGTTAGGAAAAGAAACCTCAACCCGAGGGTTGAGGGTAGTGAGTTATGGGACAGAGTTTAGCTTTGCGAGAGCTTTGTCGTCGGATGCTGTATAAGCAGAGAGTGCTTGAGCATGTAGTTTGAAGAGCTCTGGATCGTCAGCGAGCTCCTTGTTCAGGTCTTGGTAGAAGTGAGCATCGTCTAGTGCTCGGGTATTGAGGCGACGTAGTACGCGCTGGGTTTGGCCTTCAGCTAGTGAGCGGACGTAGGTCTCACGTGAGTCACGAGCATGGGCTTCGAGCATTCCAGCATAGTTGCTGAGTGCGTTGGCAGTGGTGGCTACGCCAGAGGTGGTGGCAGAGACGGTGGACATGGTATCGGTGAGTGCCTTGCGAGTAGCGAAGAGAACGTTAGCCATGGTGAGTAAGCTCCTAAAGGTAGGCGGAAGTGCCAGCTACCCGGGACGGGTGAGAGTGTTATATCTCTAGGTAGGGGGGGGGTAGGTTTGTATTTAGTGTTATGCACACCAGAGAGGTGCACCTAGACACACATGTGGGGTGTCTATAATCCCGATTTTCTAATCGGCTTATTAAACAAACGCACCATCAAATCCGATATAAAAATCTGAGCGGATTTTCTTCTACATGCAAACTAAATATAAACTATCTCTACTTAAACTTTACTAACTCTTACTAACTCTTAATAGGCGTAACAGTTAGTAAACCCACCCGCAGTTACACAGTTAGCATACCTTGTTGGATTGGGTGTAGCCCGTGGCTTACTCTGCTTAATACTGTCTGTAAGTTGATCCAGGTCATCCTGACGATCACTGTCTACTTTGAACTGATACAGTTGCATTGCTCTAAGATCAAAAGCACGGCAGTCAGATGGCCCAGTAATGTTAGCCCCGTAAACTGTTTTAATATAATTCCTGGTGTCTTGAATCTGTGCAGGAGAGCTACGTTTTGCAAGCTTAGTTTCCATCGACTGGATTGCATAAGCTGCCGATGGTGTACTGTTTGAAAGACCTCTTGAGATACATTCCCGACCAAGAGTTGCAACCACAGCATTTGCTCTGGCTTCTTTCTGGGTGATCGGAGTTGGTTCACGAGCACAACCAGACAGTCCTGACAGAGCTGTAAGAACCACAAGAGATGAGCCAAATAGACGAGCTGATAGCTTGATTTTGGTCATGTGTGTTGGTTCCTCAAACTGTGAATCCGAACCCTTGCACACTCACATTTGGATTACCAGCATGTAATACCTGACACAAATTAGTCTTTAGGCTGCGTACGATTTCGCTTGACAGGTCACTTAAAAATCTCCATCAAGCTCCTTGCTCCTCCCCTATGTATATAAATATAACTAACTAGACTTAATACATATATATAAATTTATATTAAAGTTATACATTAATACACTACTCAAAAAACATACTAACTTAATATAACAAGTACACTCTATATTATAAAAGCATAGGCGCAGCCGGAGCTTTTATAATATAGAGTTATAGTAATAATATATAAACCGTACCAAATCATACCACACCACACCACAGCACAGCAGAAAGATGTTCCCGGCCTACAAAGACTCCACTACAATTCCTCTGGAATTGAAGAGAGATCACCTCAAAGGATGGGTTCAGAATGTTGACGGTAGACGAGATCAAGACAGCGCTGCCTGCCCAATTCAAGGGGAGTGCGACGCAGGATCTGACAGACAAAATCAACCAGATTGCAACAGATCCAGAAGCGGCCGAGTACATCCGCGACAACTTCATTTCCTATACCAGAGTGCTTTCCGAAGGACGGTTCAAGACAGACGATTACGTCAATGCCGTAGCCTATGTGAGCTACAAGATTATGGGCTACTCCAACAAAGAGAGCTACAGCCGAGCTCTGCCAAATCGGTATGCAGGATTGGTGGCTCGGGCTGCGACTGAAAAAGACATCTCTGCATTCGTCTCAGCGTACAACAAAAACAAGCTGGTGAATCTGATCTTGGAGCAATCCCTGACTCCAAGCTGGGTACTGAACCAGGATGTTTTTCAGAAGGCTATCAACACCCAAGCCGAGCTTATGCTAACCGCCAATTCTGAGAAGGTGAGAACCGACGCAGCAAACTCAATCCTGACTCACCTCAAGAAGCCTGAGAGCCACAAGGTCGAGCTGAATATAAGCGCCGTTGAGAACTCCGGCATGCTTGAACTGAACCACATGTTAGCTTCCTTGGCTCAGCGTCAGCAAGATATGATCGGGCAGGGTGTTACCACCCGCGAGATCGCACACCAGAAACTCGTAAACCCAGAGACAGAAAAAGTCACACCACACCAAACCATCTCAGGAACAGCCAAAGATGTGACACCGCAAGCTGATAAGCCTGCATCTAAAGAAAGCAAGCCATTATGATTGCCAACTCACAACTTCTACAAGAACAGACCAAGTGTTTTGATTTGAAGCAGTCTGGCTCAACACAAGCTCAAATTGTATCAGCAACCGGACTTTCTTCTCATCAAGTAAAGAGGCGTATTGCAGCTGCTACAAGACGCAATAAGCTTGACCCTGCCTTGGCCCAGATGCTTTCTGATAGAGGGATAGACGATTTATCTGGAGTGCATTCTGGTTGGCTCCTAGACAAAGATTCTTCAGGTTCAGGCCACAGTCTTTATTTCTGCCTTGGTAAAGACGAAGAGAAAATAGACTTGGTCGAAGCCATTACTGAAGCTCTTTCAGATATTCCCCGACTTTCGGCAATTACTCCCGTGAAGAAAGACCACACAGGAGAAGGGTATGCCAACTGGGTTGCTCTGGCAGATCTTCATGTTGGAGGTGACTACGGCGCTCCGGAACTAGAAACTGACTTCACTCAAGCGATCGATGATCTTGCTGCTCGCATGCCACCAGCTGAAAAAGCAGTTCTCATTGAACTTGGTGACATTCTGGACGCCAATGACCACAAAGGCGTGACACCACATTCAGGTAATCCTTGCGATGTGAAGCGCGATGAACACCTCTCTAACACGATTACTGCCATACGAATGATGCGCCATGCGGTCTACAGACTAGCTGAAACGCATGCGACAGTTGATGTTCACCTGATTAAGGGGAACCATGATCCAACAGCCTACATCGCAGTGCTCCTGGCTCTCTCTGCTCATTTTGAAGACAATCCCCATGTAAACATTATCGTCAGCGAGGAAGAGTTTAGAGTCATTACTTGGGGATTGTGTGCTGCATTTCCCCACCACGGCGACAGGGCCAAGTGGGATGTACTAAAAGATGTCTGGGCAGATCAGTTCCCTGATGAGTGGGCAGCCGCCAAGATGCACCGGATCATCATGACAGCGCACTTTCACCATGATCGCAAGAAAGACTTGGTGGGCTGTGTTGCAGAACAATACAGAACTCTTCACAAACCGAATGCCTGGGCCAAAGGTCTTGGGTTATATTCGCGGGGAAGCCTCACCGCCATGACGGTTCACAAAGACCGCGGCGAAGAGTTCAGAACCATCTCCAACATTACCCCCACCAGGAACCAGTGAGTATGGACCAGGTAATACCAGAACTCATTTCTGCCGGACCTGTAGGATTGTTGGCTATTGGGGCTTGCTGGTTCGGTTGGAAAGAGTACTCCCGAGCCAACATGGTTATGGAAAAGTACACTGGAATGCTCATTGACCAGAGCGAGAAGCATTTACAGGAAACACTTAGCCGGGAGAAAGACAATCTTGTGACGCTCCAAGCTTTGGTCTCTGCGATCAAAGAGGGGCGCACATCATGAAGTTTCACCTGTGGCAGAAAAAGACTGTTCGTAGTGCAGCCCCGCACATAGCAAAACTTGAACGAGACATTGCTTTAACTAGGATACAAAGAGAAGAGCTTCAAAAAATCATAGTGAGCCTACTCAACATAAATGCGATCGTGAAGGAGTCGTCGAATGTTCTCGACAGTTAATTTGGTTCTTGGTGTGATGGCCATATTGGGTGGTTTGCTGGCAGCCAGGGGCTACCTTCCTCATCTGTCATTGAGAGGTCCGTCGGCCAGCGCTTACTTGGTGAGAGGTCTTACCATATCCTCCTTCAGCATCTTCCCTCGCATCTTTGTTTGGGACGTTCTCTGGCGAATTGACAAGACAGATAATTTTGTAATGTCGGTTGGATCAGCTCCCATCAACATTGTGATGAATGTGGTTTTATTGGTCGGCATCTGGCAGATTCTCTATGCAAGATTGTTGACCATACCAGGAGCACACAGATCTCAGTACAATATCTTTACAGCGCCAGGATACCCAGGTCGCATACTTCGCTTCCCAAGATGGAAATGATCATTCATCAAACCGCACCGAACCACACCAAATACAAAAGGGTGTAAATTATGCTACTAATTCTCAAAGGAAGTGATCTCCTGTTTCGCTTGGTTTGGCCAGATGAAGAGGGTCAGCCAATGAACCTGACTGATTGGACTGTGGAGCCATACGATGAGATTGGCCTTATTCGAGACAAGGTTGAGTTGTCGATCGAGGAGCCCCTTACAGGTGTGATTCTTGGTTCAATTCCTTGGGATGATGGTTTTCCGTATGGGAACACGATGGGCTTTCGAGTGCTGATCCGCAACGAGCCGATGCAGTTTACCACTCCTCAAATTAAGGTAAATGTCCAGTGAGCGAAGTAGCAAATCCAAACAAGTACCCCACTATTCAGTTAATTCAAGACGGGTACTCTCCTCAATATCTGGTTTCAAATATTGGTCCTGTGGGTCCAACCGCTTTCGAAGAGTGGAAAGCAATATCAGGTAATGAAGATAAGACTTACCAGGACTTTCTGGATCTGTTGACTGAAGGCGCTGTAGAAGCAACAGGGGCGGATGTTATTGCTTCTGCAGCTTCAGCCTTAGCAGCCGAGACATCTGAAAATAACGCAGCAGAGTCTGAAACATCTGCCGAAACAGATGCAGGAATTGCTTCAACTAAAGCCAGTGAGGCTGCAGCGTCTGAGAGCAATGCGTCGACTTCAGAGGTTAATGCCGAAGACAATGCTGTTGCTTCTGCATCGAGCGCGACTGATTCTCAAACTGCAAAGACCGGTGCTGTAAATGCAAGGGTAGGGGCCGAGACTGCTGAAGACAATGCAGCTGCAAGCGCAATCACTGCAACCAACAAAGCTGGCGAAGCCTCTACGTCTGCGTCTGATGCAGATACATCCAAAACAGCGGCAGTATTGGCAGAAACTGGATCCCTTGAAGCACAAACTGCAGCCGAGTTGGCTGAGACAAATGCTGCAACTTCAGAATCGAATGCGTCCACGAGCGAGGCCAATGCAAGCAACTCTGAGTCAGCAGCTTCAAATAGCGCTGGGTCGGCCGAGACCAGTAAAGACACTGCAACCACAAAAGCAAATGAAGCGTCATCTTCAGCTACATCTGCAGAGACCGCGCAGACAGCGGCTGAGTTGGCTGAGACAAATGCCGAGACCGCTAAAACTGCAGCTGAACTTGCAGAGACGAATGCCGAGAACTCTGAGTCCAATGCGGCTGGTTCAGCCAGTACAGCAACGTCTCAAGCAGATCTTGCATCCACAAGTGCATCTGAAGCTGAAGCTTCTAAGACGTCTGCAGAGACTGCACAGAGTGCGGCAGAGACTGCTCAATCAGCATCTGAGACTGCACAGACGGGTGCTGAGACAGCAGAGACTGGAGCAGTTACTGCACAGACGGGTGCTGAGACAGCCCGAGATGATTTCTTCAGCCGGTACATCGGCACCTATGCAAATAATGCAGCAGCAAATGCTTCTGAGTACACAATTGGCGAAGGGCTATTTTATTGGGACACAACCAGCAAAAGCCTTCTGATCCATGACGGTTCAGATTGGGCTTCCGCTGTCCTTGATGCAAGTGGTGCTCTTGTTGGATCCAACAATCTGAGTGACTTAGGTGATGTGGCAACAGCTCTCATAAATCTTGGTCTTGGTTCAGCAGCTGAGTCTGATGCATCTGATTTTGCCCCTATGTCCCATGGACACTCGATCGGTGATGTAACTGGACTCACCGAAGAACTGTCAGGTAAATCAGACACGTCCCACACACATGTTAAAGCAAATATCAGTGACTTTGATGAGAATGACTATGCGACAGGTGTTGAAGGAGACCTTGCTGCAACTGCAACACAGCCTGGCGATCTAGGAGACGCAGCTGCAGCAGACATCGGTACAGGAGGTGTGCAGGCATACGATGACGTGTTGGAAAACACGACGGCGTCTTACACATCAGAAGAAGAAACCAAGCTCTCAAACATAGAAGCCAACGCTACGGCTGACCAAACCGGGGCGCAGATCAAAACAGCCTATGAGGCAGAGGCGGACACCAACGCGTTCACGGATGCCTTGGCTACGAAACTGAACAACGTAGAAGCTGCAGCTGATGTCACTGACACTGCCAACGTGGCGGCAGCCGGTGCTTTGATGGACAGTGAAGTGGCAAACCTTGCTGCCGTGAAAGCTTTTGACGTGGCAACAGCCGCGCAGGTGCGCAGCCTAACTGGCGCAACGACAATGACACCAGAAAAGGTTCTTGACGCGCTGGTAGCGACAACTCCCTCGGGCACATCAAACTTCGCACCGGATTGGGCTTCGTTTATCGCGGCTACGTGGGTAGTGACTGCAAACAGGGTTTTGTCAAACCCGACGAATGTTATTCCCGGCTCAACGCGGTCGGTCACGGTTAAGGCCAATACATCTGCTGAGCGCACAATCACTTTCGGCAACCAGTACAAAGGCGACTTACCAACAGTGGCGGTTACAAACGCCGCTTTCGTAACGCTGTTTCTGTACGCAGTTTCTGCCACGGAAATTCTCGTTTCAGACAAGGCGTGGTCGTGATGGATTTTTTAGGGCCAATGGCGATGAATGGTGGGGCTGGAAAGTTCAAAATGTCATGGACTTTACACCCCGACGCACGTGGAAACAGAGACTCGCAAGTCGGGTTTGATCTCGGCGGTTGGACGGTTTCTGCTTTTGGAAGTATATCAAACGTAGATTTTTCGTCTGGGCTTTCTCTTCTTTCTCAGGTTTCGTTAAACAACGCCAGCTTTGGTAGGCCTGATACTAAGCTATTTTTATATATTGGAACTTCGGAAAACATATCCTCAATACTTACCCCGCTGACTTTGTTTATTAATAACGACACCTTTAGCTTTTCTGCCGCTAATATGACTTTTAATACTGGCTCCCCAAACCATATAAGAGCGACTTGGGAAAGGGAATATAGAATACTGAATGGGCGAACTACTTATAACTGTGAGGTTACAGAATGATTTACGTTTTGAAAAATGGCGAAGGCGTCAGCCAAATTCGTGGCAACCCTACTTTGGATAAACTTGACGGTTCTGGTCGCGCTCGTTTTAAGTCGGTGACTTCTGACGGCTGGCCGGAGGGCTTCGCTGCCTTATTCGGTGTTTTTGAGGTTGTCACCGTTCCGCCAGAAGGCAAGCAATGGTTAGGCGAGTTTGATGGTTCTGTGGCGCCGCCTGTTGCGGTTTTTGAAGATGTGCCCCCGCTTTACTTAACAGCAGATCAAGCCCGACTGGCAATGACCACATGGATCAATCGTCTAACCGGGCAGATCCAAGACGAGTACCCAGACGTTGTCCAAAAAGGTTGGGAGGATGAAGAGGCCATGGCCGCGGCCTTTGAGGCTGGCACCATGACGCAGGAGCAGACAGCTATTCTATCAGACGATGCCGAGGCGAAAGGGCGCACACCCGCTGAACACGCCGCACGTATTGTGCAGAAGGCCACCGCTTTTCGATCAATCGCGCTAAGGACTCGCACCCTTTGGCTGGCGACAGACAAGGCCCTAGAAGCCGCGACAGACCCGTCTGAGTACGAGGGCATTCTCGCCACCGCAATAGAACAGGCCGCGCCGCTGGCCGCAGCATATGGACTTTCAGTGTAACCACACCACATCAAACCGAACCAAATAATGAGGACTAGGTATGACCAAAATTTATGACAACTGGCAAGACTTCCCGATAAATCAGTGGAACTGGCCTGACTTCTCTCCTGAAGAAATGGCCTGCCGCGGTACTGGAAATCTGATGATTGTTCCACACGCGATGGATAAGCTTCAGGCTCTTCGGGATTTGCTGGGCAAGCCGATGACAGTCAACAGCGCGTACCGCAGCCCGTCTCACAACCGCAACGTTGGTGGGTCTAAAGGTTCCAAGCACATGCAGGGCTTGGCCTTCGATGTTCGGATGGAAAATCACAACCCGGCTGAATACATTACGGCCGCCAAACGAGTGGGCTTTGATGCGATCGGGACATACCCTCGACAGAATTTTATCCATGTGGATGATCGTGGTTCAGACGCTAGTTGGGGCAAGCCGTTTCCTGAGCGTACAGCAACCCCTGGGTTCTCTACAGAAGCTCCCACAGAAGCTGAGACAGTCGCCAAGGACGGTGAGGCGCGAGGAGTGTTGGTTGGTGCAAGCGGTGCTGTAGCGGCCTCTGGCGGCGTGCTTAGTGCTATAGGTAAGCTCGACCCATCGGTCCAGGCTCTGACTGTTGGCGGGCTGATCGTGGCTCTTGCCGCACTGGCCTACATTTTCCGTAAGCGCATTAAAAGGATTGCAGGCTAATGACTGCGATCTCATGGATCATGGGCACCCGCATAGGTCGCTGGCTGGCAATGATCGGCGCAGGTTTGGCTCTCTTGGCTGGAGCTGTGTTGGTTGGCTGGTCTAAGCGCGGGCAGGTTGAAGCAGGAAAAGACGCTGAAGATTACATCGAAACAAGGGAGGAACTTGACGATGAAGATTACTTGGATCCTGACATCAATTCTGCTCGTGACCGGTTGCGGAAATTCGGGGAGTCTTGAGGCTTACTGCGCCGGCACAGAAAAGACCATGAAAGAGCAAGCGCTGGTTGCTGCTGAGTTGGAAGATCCAGAAGCTGTAGCAATGGCTGATAGACAAGTTCGTCAATGGCTGAAGGTGTGCTCATGATTACCCTTTATATTATAGCGTTTTTGGAGGTTTTGGTTCTCTGTGTGTATGGGCCCAAAGCTTGGAAGAGGAGGGCTTGGAACATACTGATCACGATCGACCAGGCTGCCAATGTTTATGCAGGAGGGGATCCAGATGAGACTCTAAGCAGTAGAGCTGCAAAGAAGGTTCACCTCAAAGGCTGGAACAGGTTTGGTAGGCTACTGGAATGGATCGATCCTAATCACCTGGAAAAGACCATAGAAGAAGATGAAGGTAGCAACTCAGCCTGGAAATGACTCAAGTTCCCGGTTTGCTATCAATGATATATCACACCACATCAAACCAACCCAAAGCAGGATGCACCGCATGACCGCTCACGACCCAAAACTCAGCACCACAGAAGGCATCAAGTTTGATGCTGGTAAAGTCCAACTTGAACTGGTTCCCCCTGAGTTGCTGTTTAGTGTGGGAACTATCCTGACTTTTGGGGCTCTCAAATATAGTGAGCGTAACTGGGAAAAAGGCATGAGCTGGGGCAGGGTGTTTGGTGCCCTGATGCGTCACATGTGGTCCTGGTGGGCAGGGAATGGACCAACCTCAAAGAGTTTCATGTTTGGGGACTTGGATGATGAAACCGGTCACTCCCATCTTTGGCACGCTGCAGCCTGCATCTCGTTTTTGATTGCCTACGAAGAGCGTGGCACTGGAACTGATGATAGATCGCGTCTTTGAGCCATGCAGGGACTGAATCCAACAAGTATTGAGAGCACTGCAGGTGAGCTAGAGCTAGAGTCGGCTCTGGCTAACCTTGGTCTGGTCAAACAGCCAGTAGATGATTGGCTCGACCAGGTTGATTATGATGCACTGAACAGAGGGCACTATGTGCCTTCTGCTTTTGCGTTGAAATTCATGAACTTCATCAAGCTGGTAAACGGAGACGAGGGTGAGCAGAATCTCACACCTGTTGTTCACTTGGCCATGCTCGATGAGATCGCTGGCAGTAAAAAACGGATCGCCAATCTTTGCGCTCGAGGTGTAGCCAAGACGACTTTGATGATGGAATACCTCTTCCTCTACATTGGTGTTTTTGGAGAGATCGAAGGCTTCGGTAAGATCGAAGGAATGATCTACGTTTCAGACTCCATGGAAAACGGTGTAAAGTCTGCCCGTAAGAACATCGAGTTCAGGTGGAACAACTCTGAATTTCTACAAGAATGGCTTCCATACACCCACTTTACAGACAACTATATGGAGACCAAATCCAAGCATGGCCACATTCTAGGCTGCAAGATGTTTGGTGCAAAAGCTCTGAGCCTCAATAGTATTCTTTATACAGCCGACGGTACCACCACTATGGGGGAATGTCAGGTTGGGGATTTTATTTACGGGCCTGATGGAAAGCTGGCGGAAATTCTAAAAAAGAGTGAGATCTTCCACAAGCCAATGTATGCAATCTCGCTTCATGATGGACGGCAGCTAAAGGTATCCGAGGATCATATAAATGCTGTGACCCAAATGAGGCAGCAAACTTTAGGGGAAGAGCGCGGTAAAATGTACTTTGAGGACCGTAACCTAACGGTCCCTGAGATCCTCCAGTATAAGCTCAAAAAGGGCAGCAACTGTCAGTTCTGGGTCAAGGCTACAGAGGCGCTAGAGTACCCGGTCAGAGACTTCCCACTCGATCCTTATACTCTTGGCGTGTTGCTTGGTGACGGCAGGATCCGGCCGCATAATGGCTGCGCTGAAGTCATAGCGCATGAGGATGACTGGCCCACATACGAGGCCAACATCCCTTATACTCTGCTGCCTGAGCGCCCTGATAAACGTGCACCGAGTACCATTGTACGCACCATAAAAGGACTTGGCCCCACGACAAAAAGCATGGGCATAAACGTCCACGGTAACATAAAGAAGATCCCAGAGTCCTACTTCTATGGCTCAATCGTGCAGAGAGAAGCGCTACTTCAGGGTCTCTTGGATACCGATGGCACCATTGGAAAAAACGGGTATATTAGTTTCTGCTCAAACTCGCGTGCACTGGCTGATGGTGTAGCCTCTCTGGTTCGCAGCTTAGGCGGCCTTGCTGATGTAAGGGTATCCGGCCCTATCGCGCACAAAGTAGGGATTAAGATTAATCGACCGGTATTCCGCTTGCCTCGCAAACTGTCACGTCAGAAGTACGATCGACGTACTATGGCAAGGATTACCGGCATTGAACCGATCGAGATCGAACCGAGCCAGTGTATAGCCATCGACAACGAGGATCATCAGTACCTCACCAACGATTACACACGGACTCATAACACAGGACTTCGGGGAACCAAGATCTTTGGTAAGCGGCCTGTCCTGGCTGTGCTCGATGATCTGGTTTCTGATGATGATGCCAAGTCCAAGGTCTCGATGACGGCCATCAAGGACACAGTCTACAAAGGCATCAACTTCGCACTCGACCCTGAACGTCGCAAGATCATCTTTAACGGCACTCCCTTCAACAAAGGAGACATCCTTTATGAAGCAGTTGAGTCCGGTGGGTGGCATGTAAACGTCTGGCCGATATGCGAGAAATTCCCCTGCACACGCCAAGAGTTCCGTGGTGCTTGGGAAGACCGGTTTACCTACGATTTTGTTCTGGAAGAATACCAAGTGGCTCTCGCTGCGGGGACTCTTGGTGCATTCATGCAGGAGCTTATGTTGCGCATTACATCCGAAGAAGAACGCTTGATTCAAGACTCTGAGATACGTTGGTATCAGCGAGCTAACCTGATCAAAAACATGAGCAGGTTCAACTTTTACATTACCACTGACTTTGCCACCAAGGCCAAACAGTCTGCTGACTTCTCAGTGATTTCAGTCTGGGCTTATAACGCCAATGGGGACTGGTTCTGGGTCGACGGTACGTGCGTCAAGCAGACGATGGACAAGAACATTGATGACCTTTTTCGTCTGGCTCAGATGTATAAACCTCAGTCTGTAGGCGTGGAGATTTCAGGTCAGCAGGGTGCTTTCATCAGCTGGATCCAAAGAGAAATGATGGAGCGGAATATCTGGTTCAACTTCACCACCGGAAAAAATGGTGAAGCAGGTATCCAACCAGAAGCCGAAAAGATGTCTCGTTTCAATCTGGTCACACCACTGTTCAAGGCGGGGAAGATGTATTTCCCGGCCGAGATGAAAGCCTCTAAGATTATGGGGGAATTTATGCAGGAGCTCACCATGGCCAGCATCACTGGCTTCAAGAGCAAAAATGATGACTGCATCGATACAATATCCATGCTGATGTATCTCAACCCCTGGAAGCCGAGTGAAGAGACTCCCATGGAAGAGAAGTCAGACGCCATGTGGGACATCGAAGACGCAAACCAAGATGACGCTACGACACTTTCATCATACATCGTATAACAGCAAGCGGAGACTATTA